CGCGCTTCCCGGCAACCGCGTCAAAATCCGCGCCTTCCTCCTCTTCGAACACCGCGTAAGGAGAGGCGCTGTCCACGCTTTCGCAATACGGTTCCAGAAGCGTATCCACCTCCGCCGGAGAGCGGGAGAATACCGCCACGGTAAAATGGGACATTCGTTACCACCTGCCTTCTTTTGTCTTGGGACCGCTCGTTGGGTCAGTGCAGTATCGCTCTATCCCGAAGGGATAGCAAGTAGAAAAACGAGGCGCGGGATTGAAGCAGGGTACACAATCAGGCCATGCGCAGCCCGCGCCCGCGCTGCCGCCGCCTGGTGAGCGTGGAGATCTCCACAGCCAGAGCATAGATGTCCTGCTCGTCCCGCACGTAGAAGGTGTTTCCGGAGAGCGTCACGGTGCTGGACTGGTCGTAGGTCCTTCGGTTGTCGCTGGTGGTATAGGCGACGGCCCCGCCCTTCGCGGCGTCGGTCAGGTACCGCGCGGCATTGGCGATGGTGCGGGCCTGAACCTTCGCTTCCAGCAGCACGCCCTCGCCAAGCCCCTTCATGGTCATGCGTCCGACTTCATCTCGGAACACGCCGGAGGGGGAACTGATCTGAAGTGCGCGCTTGGCGGCCAGCACGGCGGCGAGCGCCGCTTCGCGCATAGCGGAGATGACGCCGGAGCGCCCGGCGATGATGCCCAACCGAAGACCCGCCATAGCGTTCACGCCAATGGAGAACAGAGACAGCGCGGAAAGACTGACCGCCAGCGCACCCTTGACGCCGGACGCAATGGTCTGCGCTGCGCTGCCTATATTATAAGAAGAAAGTGCCGCGGCAAGGCCGGCAGCAGCGCCCAGCCCAATGGCCGCAAGGGCGGTCCCTGGCAGCGCGGCTTCCACAGCAGCGGCGAGGTTGGAGGCCAGCGTGCCCGCATCCGCGGAGAGATCGGCCTCCGCCAAACCGGCGCCTACGCCCGCCGCGACGTTTTCGCCCACAGGCTTCACGCGCGTGGACGGCGACTCAATGCCCAATGCCAGATTGAGCGCGTCCTCCAGATTGGTTGCGACGGTCTCCGCGTCGGTGGACCAGCCAGCTTCCGTCATGCCCTGTGCCACGCCCGCCCGGATGTTTTCACCGGTGCCGGTGAACTCCAGGTTGTTCAGGAAATCGACGATATTCTTGAGGTTTTGGAGATCCTCCTCGCTGATCTCCTCACCGTTTTGAATGGCGGCCACCAGCTCGGACACATACGTGGTGA